CACTAAACTATATGTACTAGTTGTAACTGTATATAAAGTGTATAAGTTCTCTACAATAGTGTTCTAAAGCGAATTCTAAGTATGGTTTCTATTTAATCTAATGAAACTAAAATCTAAATTTAATTATAAAAATCTGGTGGGATCGCATAATTACTATTTGCTACTGTTCCTTTCGAACCAGCATAAAATATCAAAGGCTGTCCTATTTGGCAACCAGCTCTAAAGTCATCACCAGCAGCTATAAAAATGCGGGTGAAAACAAAGAAATCTTCAGGGGTGCGTGGGTAATTAACTACTAGGGTACCAAAATTATTGGCATCATTAGCATATGTCAGTGAACGTGTTGCTGGTGCAATTGACATGTCTAAACTACTAACACCTCATTACCTAATAGTGGCACTGGTGCAACGCGATTAGGGTACACAAATGGAACCTCTATTTCTACAAATGGGGCTGTATCATTACCAATAGATCTAGCACTATGATGTGTAGTGTTATAATATGTTGTACTAGTAGCGATAGCAAGTGTTGAAGTTGGACCAACTGATTCATCATTGGCTCCTGCTGATAACACACGATCATTAACACTACCTGGTGGTCCAATGCCAAACATAGAAGGCATATAATCAACACTAATACCTGGTGGCGACAACTTGACACCCTCCTCATTCTCAACAGTGAAAAGAATTTTGAAGCGTAATGACCCACGCCAGACACGATAGAGTGCCAAATACCAATTAAAAATATTGCTCGGATTATTGATGTTACCAGATGGTGATGCAAAGAAAGGCATCAATAATTCAGCAATTGGGAAAAATTGTGGAAAAGAATACATCATAGAGCTATCAGTTCCAGAGCCTGGCACCTTAGTGAATCTAGATCCACAATGACTATAACGTTTCAATACATCCTTAATGCTGGTATAAACCTCAGACATACATTCCAAGTCTGTTGCCATGATAGACTGACCCAATACTGACAAATCAGTACCTGGCTGGGGGTCTATGCCTTGTGCAATGGGTATCCATGCTGTATTAGCACGTGAAATATAATTCAACCGAAAATCCTTACCACCTGCCACAAATACATTGAAATCATAAGTTGTTGGAAACCCACTAGGTATAGTTAAAGGGTTAATAACATACAATAGAATCTGACCTGTGCAGGTAATATCACCAACAACATCATCAAAATTCTGATTAACAACTCCAGTGGCATTGTTAATGAACTGTCCATTCATAACACGTTTCCATGGTCTATCGGCAACGTATGGAACATATATTTCAAATGACTTATTGTCACCATTCAATTCAAATGTGTAACCCAATGTAGAAGTGGGTTCAACACTAGTGACTTGTTGTTCAGGACTGGCTGTTCCATAAAGTATAGCACAATACAGTTTTGCAGTAACAAAATTGTTAGTAATAAAGTCAAAACGATATTTCATACTACCACCCCAAAAATTAAATGGCATAGAAACATAACCTAACAATGGCACTTGACTCTTTGATGTAGTTGTCTGCCATGCTGTGCTTGTTGCTGTCAAAAATTGCGGTGAGGGTTGTGATGTCAGTGCTGGTAATATAAAAGGTGTAATGGGTGTAAAGAACAAAACAGATCCTGTAGCACTTGTAGTTGAAATTGTACCAGTTTTCATTAAGGTAAATTTACTAGTAAGATAATTAATTGACATTTCATCCACATTGGTGCCAAAGTCTGAATGTTTAATATTACTTTGGCCCCCAGGGTACAAAGCTAGACGATCTAGATGTTCAAAATTAACAGCATGACCCATATAGCCAATAGCACGTCTAACAAAATAATCTGGTGATACAGTGATATTCGGTTTATCCATAGTAGACACTTTCAAATTAGCATCCATATCAAAAACATCACCACGCACATTACTAGGTAACGTTTGTGATGCTACTTTCTCCCAATTAGTTACATTGTTAGTTATATATGAATGTGTGCCACCTTGTGAAGTAGCAGTATTAATTTGTGGTACACATAACTCAACATCCTCAAGGTGTAACCAAATAGTCGCATATATAGTTGTAGATGCTCCAGTACCAACACTCAAAGCATTAAGCACTTGTAAACGCAAGCCATGTGTATAACCATTGTTATATGTACTGCCAGCAACATGTATATAGCGTCCTGCTGGACTACTAGCTAAAGCGGTATTTGCAATATTAATCCAATCACGAGGATATACCCATGGTGCTGTTAATGTAACGGTATCGTTACTTGATGCATCAAGATATACATGATCAAATCCAGTGTATCCAGTAGTATTTCCTTCAGTAGCTGGGAATATACCTGTACTAGTGGATGTAAACGGCAAAATAAACGCCAATAAACGACCAGCTGCAAATTTGTTACCATTAAGCTGAATACGGAAAACAGGTCTATACTTCATAAAAGTGAAGGCAGACATCATAGGTCTCCATACAGCAACCTTATATAATACTTCAGGTAATCCAACGAACTTCAATACATCATTGCGTATATTAGTGGTAGCAAATGCATATGTTCCAATACGTTGTGGCTTTCCAAAAATCCTCTGAACAGACCAATGACCAAACATAAGTTGCTCAGTTTTAGTTATACTAACTGACTTGTCTATGTCAATAGTGGGTTTTTGATCTATAAATGTTACAGCTTCTGCAACATTTTCTTCAGCCTTAACATTTGCATCATCTGCCTCACCAGCTGTGCCATGTGAAGTGCTTGCATCTATCTCCTTACCCTGTGATACCGCAGTAATGGTTTCCTTACCCATTAATCTTTGAAACAATGTGGGCCGGATAACCTCAGTTGGTGTAAACTGGGCCTCCTCCACATATGTATTCACACTACTATCAGCCATTGGTACACGGTCTAATTTAAAACAATCGTCCAAATAATCATATGTAAGTAAAGTTGGTACATTACCATACTTATGGTTCAATTTACCTAAAGCATTCATCATCTTAACTCTTTCAAGTGCAAAACGGTCAACTCCATAATGATACCACATCATTAGTGCCATATTACAGTTAACAATAGTAGCAGCATAATCATCATCTGATTCACGGATCCAGTTGACCATATCGCCAAGTGTGTCTTCATTCATCAAAGCATGATAAACCATTCCATCTCTCCTAAAAGAATTCTTTAGAAAGGTACAATCAAGAACATCCTTACTCTCAAGCATTGAGCCCAATTTATCAGCCATAGTAAACTTGACACCATATAGGGCCAAATTTTCTGCAATGGTTTTATAATTATAAAAGGGCAAAGCCTCTCTCTTAATGGCAGAAATAGAATCATCACCATAACAGTATACTTTGACATGTTCATAAAAACTCTTGATAGTTCGTTTCTCTTCAGGTGCAAGACCAAGCCATGCTAACTTATAATATCTATCATTAACATTGGTATTTGCTATCGTCGTACAATTACAACCAGATGGCATACCACAGTGTGTAAGATAAGCAACATTGACACATTGAGTTGGTGTGTGAATAATTTCATTCCATAAAACTTCACGTACACGTGATGCTATTTCATGGTCAGTTTCATATCTATAAAAGTGATTGATAGCATGCACTTCAATCTCAAGCAAATCAGTTAGAATATTACCATCAAAACAAGTATGATCACCATCTCCACCAACATCAGATACTGCTAACAAATTATTAGTCATTTCTGTCCAATCATATGAATATGGATTAATACCAACGGCAGAATGAAAACGCAATTTGCTGTTATAAAAAGCCACAATATAGTCCATAAAATACATACGGAAAACAATTTGGTAATCCAAAGGTGGTGTAATAATCATTCTAGTAATCTTACCGGGTTTACGTCGTTCGTCTTTTGGTATATCCATCCACATACTATCATATGATAATCCCTCTTTAGCCATTGCCAAACGTGTATCAACAGCTGTTCTAAGATGTGGGTGACTAATAACCCAATTGCCAACAGAATCTTTATCAAAGAAAAATTCCTTTCCTTTACCTTTATTAATCTTCTTATAGGGTAGACCAGGTGAGGTAGACATATTCATTCGATCAAAATATGAATATTTATTGTTTCCATTAATTGCTTCATACTCTGACACTACTCCCAGTTTGAAACCATCCATACAATCAGCAATGTCAAAAGCATCTTGCAGGAGGACTTTACGTATACTAGGGTTAATAGGCATGTTAGGACTAAAATACTTACTAACAGCATCACCAAAATGACGTCTATCAAGACTAACCGGAAAGTTTTAGGATTGGTGATAGCACCATGTATAACAGATGGTTTAATCTCAGTTCGACTCACAGGATATACAGCTTCTGTCGATGGGACTGTACCATAGTAAGTGTAATTACCTTCTGGTAATATCACAGCTGGCTTATCATCCACAGTAATAGGTCTATTACGTGGTTGGACACGCGGTACAAACTGATCAAGCATTTGCTTAGTTATCAATTCAGCATATCCACGATGTCTATCACGTTCACCAGCCACATGCATGCCAATAAGTTTACCAACAATACGAGTATTATATACCACTAAGATTGATCCACAATCGCCTGACATCGTTATTGCATCATATTGAAAACCTTTATAAATAGTATATGGTTCCAGTGTATCTAGATGCTTGTACTTCTGATTTGTAATGACGTTTGTGGTAACTAACTGACGTTCAAAGCTACAAGCATTAAATTTATTTAATGCAGCTTCACCCCAATTGACAAGATAAGTAAGATCATCCTCTGAAATGAAATGGTGTCGAATATCTTTAAATGCTCGAACTTGCATAGTACATTCATATACACATGCATCCTTACCAAGTCCATATCGTAGTCAATCTTGTGAGACGTGAACTCTCAAACATTTGCTCAAATACACTCTGATCCGTTCGTAGGACTAGTCGTGAATTTTCTTCAACCATCTTACCATCAGATGCAACAAATATGTGGTTTGGCAACAAAATATACCTGCCACCAATAAAAACACCACACATTGCATTACACTTCTGTGTGCGACGATCATAAACTTCACAAAAGGCTTGACGGCCACGTACAACCTCATTAACAAGATTCTCTGCTGTATGGTCACTTGTACCTTCAGCATAAGCGGGGCGTTTAACACGCTTATACTTATTAGTTCGGACATCACCTGAAGGAATTGCTTCGCTTGCTGCAGTGACAGATTTATTAAAAAGTGAATTATAAACTGTAATCATTGCAACCAAAGTTCCAGATATTGCAGCAACAGTTCCAACAACTTTCAAACCTCGCTCAACATTCGGGTGTGTAGACCAATATGAAACTATACGTTCTCTAAGTGATAGCACAGGTCGACTAATTGATATAACTTGTTCATTCATCATATCCAATAGTTTACCTTGTGCATCAGGCAATAGGCTTGAATTATTATATGCCTCACTAAGATCATTCAAAAATGAATCAGTAGAACCGGACATCATAGCTACAATCTTCTCTTCATTAGCCATATGTCTATCATAATTAGATCGCAACAGCATCAGGAAATCATCTAGATCACCAATCAAAATAGGATGATCTACACTGGTTGGATCAACAGGATCTAACAAATAAAATGAGAGATGTTTGAAAACTGGACTATGCTGGACTTTACCATCAACAATATAGTCTTCCTTAACCTTAGCCCAAACAAGCATATGTCTACGTTTCCAATATGCTTCAACTGTCAAAACTTTAGCAGATGGACGTGGATATGCATTATTAGTGCATCGAATGTGCATCTTCGAGTGGTATGGTGTTCCTTTTACACCAATGGATCTATCATCAACAGATGCCATAGGTGGTTGGTACGGTGCATTAGTAACAATAGAAAACAATTGCAAAGCATTATTATATTCCGCATCTTGATCAGCATCATCCTCAGCAGTAACACGGTGAAATGGTGAATACCCACTCCAAAATTCATCTGGATCAGTAGGTACAACATATCTAACACGATCTGCTGGTACATCTGAAAACATGTATCTAGATATTGCTGAAGACAAGGTAGATTTACCAATTTGTGACTCGCCATAAATAGTTAATGAGTATGGACAAACTCTAATTACTCCACACTTTGATATTGCTATATAGGAGTCATATAATTTATCAAATTTACGCAACTGCTCACGTAGTAGTGAAAATTCACCACTAGTATCACGCGCATATGGTGCCATATCTTTAACTAAATCATGTGCAGAAACATATAATTGATTAATTTCACTACTTAACATTTTGTTAAAATATATAGTGTCTATGTCGTATGTCAAAAATCGGTCTATATCATCAATAACTTGACCATACTTATCTAACAACAGTTGATAAAACATATGCTCTGGTACATAATGCATAAACCATGCTTTAATAATATCAGGGAGCATTTGGAAAATAGTAGTCAAAAAACTAACCATATTCTTTGCAAATGGTAATGTCAAATTACCGATCTTCATATACTCAACCATTTTATTTACACTAGGCTTATCAGGTACAGACTTGAGAGCAATAGTGCCAGTAAGCACAACGATAAGTGTTTGAACAAAATCATCAACACCTTGTGAAACAGCAGTAATAACTCCTGCAACATAAGTGTTAAAAATATTGACTGCTAATGACATACAATTGGGTACAAAAATACGTAGGATACGAGATATATAAGTAATCCACCGCATTTTGGAAACTGCTTTCAAATCGGGCAAATCTGACATAAAGTCTATAAAAACTTCCACTATATTGGTAATATTCTCATTGGTTAATGTATTTGAAATAGCATTGGTTCGATCAATGAATGCAGTTATAAATGTATACAACTGATTACTAATATCACTCATACGATCAGCACAAACACCAATTGCATTTGTTGATTCCGCAAATGTTCGTGCTGTATCATGTATTCGATGTGGCATATCTATCGTAGATTTCACACTTCTCTTAATCAAATCCATATATCCCATATCCATCACATCACCTTGAGCAAATGCCGTAATTCCGCGTGTTTTAGTGTAGAATTCCAAAGCATTACCCAAAGGAAATTGTTCCATGAGATAATATACCATGTCAGTATGAAAATCGACTGGGGTCATACCAATTGACATAATAGCGGCATTAAAAAGATAATTAGTAAGACCATACAAAATACTACTATTGATAAGAAGATCAATAAAATTGATACGATCCAAATCACACAAAAATTCAATAAAAGAACCGTATTCATTAGTAAGTAATGATACAGAGCCATCCATTTCAACACATTCAAAACCAGTAGGTTTTAATAATTTGCTAGTATCACATCTCAGAAGTATACATATAAGATCTACAATATGTACACCTAGATAACCATCAGCCAAAGCATCATCAACTATTTGCAGTATATTCTCATCACAAACACGTTCAACAATGTTTTGTCTCATGTAGAGTTTATTACATTGCCATTTGAAAACGGTTTGATATTCAGAAATGTCTCTGCTGCCATTTTTAGCATAAAACGCAACAATGTCATTATTAAGTCTAGCGTAGTGATCAATGTTCGTATTTTTATGCACAATATGAAGTCGTTTAGTAGACTCGTCAAGTGTGGCAGTATAATCTGACACATGCTCTGAAAGTAGCACTGCAGAAAGTTGCTGCATACTTTCAGGAAGATATTTTGAGTCAAAATTTTCAACTCTTGCTGGATATTTAACGCTGCAGCTAGCGGGACCATTAGGACCATCATTATTATTAAGTTTAATTGATTCATTTTCCATGGGGGGGTTTTACTTGGGGGTCTTCTTATGAGGATCTCCGTATTTTAACACTATGTTGGTACTACCACATATAGCGCACAAAATGTGTACGGCCTTCTCTAAAACGTCCATAAGACCAAAGAGGACAGTACAGAGAATGGAAAATGCATCGCAATGATGTCTCTGACGTTGTTCACAGTACAACTGTTCAAACTATTTTTAGTACTATTAATGGAATGGTGCTCCAAAGATAATCGTTTTCATGCTAACCCTAATATGGGATTTACAGTCACTTACCAAAAGATCTAAGGAGGAACATTATAATCCATTAAATTCCTCTAATTAAGCCTTGGTTATCGGCAGAACACAAATAAATAAATAAAAT